CAACTTCGTCCACCGTGGGCGCATCCGGACGGCGACCGGCGATGAAGTCGTCGACCGGGCCGGCGGTGTCGTCCGGCTGCGGGCGGCCCGCCTTGACGGCCAGGATCGCCCGCTGGTGCTCGGGCTTCAAGTATTGCCACGTGATCGCGTCTGGCGCCTTGACGCCGGCGGCGCGCAGCATCACGCGCCGCGCGAAGTGCGTGATCGTCTTGTCCCACCAGACTTCCGGATCGGCGCCTGGTTCCAGAATGTCCTCGATCGCCGGCAGATCGGGCTCGGCATCCCGAAGGTTCTNNCTGGCGAGATCGCGGAACGAATCGATCCCGCCGTCGAACACATCCTGGAAGAAATCGGTGAAGCTGTCCTGGATGCCTTCCAAGGCATTCTCGAACGGCTTGCGGAGGATCTCGGCCTCCCGCTCGGCCATCCGCTCGCGCTCGCGCTGCGCCTTCTCGGCGATCTCCTGCTCGCGGCGGGCCTCGGCCTCCTTCCAGAACGCCGTCATGGCAGGGATCGAGGACAGCTCCCGGCGCCGCGCGGCGGCCGCGGCGGCCTCGCCCGGCATCTCCTTGAGGAACGCATCACGGCCGACGTGCGGGATGCCGTCGGTCCAGACGGTCACCTTGCGCAGCGCGTCGTAGAGCTCGCTGAAGAACTTGCGCTCGTCGCCCTCCGGGTACGGCGTGCCCCGGTGCGTCTTGCCGGTGACCATGCCCTCGCCGACCCACGCCGGGTTGACGAGGTAGGAGTTGACGCCGGCCAGGTTGTCCAGCGCCCAGGCTTCCGCGGCCCGCGCGATCAGCTCGTGCTCGTTGCCCCAGTAGTCCTTGCCCAGCGCGTCGGCGTTGGCCTTGTACCGGGTGGCCAGCTGGTTGCTGTCCTCCATCCGTTCCATGCCGCGCACGGCCGACCGGACCTTCGAGAGCTTCTTTCCGTAGTTGCCGCGCCAGATCAGCTGCCCACGCAGGAACTTGAGCGCGTAGTCCTCGACCAGCTTGACGGTGTGCTGCTGCTGGCTGAGCGCCAGCACGAACCGGCCGCGCGCACCGGTGCGGTTCCAGTCCGAGAAATGGTCGTAGGCGTGCATCCACTCGTGGAACACGGTGCCGTCGCCACGGGTGTTGGTCAGGTTGATGACCGGCACCGAGCCGTTCGGGCCCGGGTGCGCCGGCTGGAAGTGCGCAGCGAACTTGCCGTGCCCGAGCGCGCCGATAGTGAAGTGCAGCCGGCCGCCGAACCCGACGTTCTTCGGGTCCATCTTCCAGAACGTCGCCAGATCCATGAAGGCGTCGTAGGCGTAGTTCAGGTGGTCCTGGCGCTGCTCGGCGGTCACGTACTCGCCGAACCCCACGTCGGCGAACCCGAAGGTGTCCTTCACTTCGTCCGGGGTGACGTTGCGCCCGCCGCGGTAGTCCGGCAGGCCGGCCCGGTCCACCCGGTCCAGCCGCGGCGGCACCAGGGCGTCCTTGCGGGCGTTGCGCTGGTCCAGCGCGGCGTCGTTCTCCTTCTCCCGCAGAGCCTCCGACCAACCCGACTCGTAACGGAACAGCCGGAAGTTCTCTCGCTTCTTCCGCTGGATCACGCCGCTGAAGATGCGATCGCCCGTCTCGGTGAACTCGACACGCCAGCTCGAGGTGTGATGTGCGGTGTCAGGCTTGATGAAGCGCTCGGAGTGGCGCCGCATCGCTTCTTCCAGTGGCAGACCCTCGTAGGTTGAAAGCAGATCGCGCACCAGCTCGAGGTAGTCCTCGGCCTTGTTGCGCAGCCATTCGGCCCGGAACGCAGGATCAGTCTCCCATCGCTCTCTCTTGCCCTCGCCGTCCGTCATCTCCGTCGGGTAGCGACGGCCGTCGAGCACGTACTCCAGATTGGACCCTCTGCGGCCCCAGTTCTGGGTGCCCCACCAACTCCGGCCGCCGCCGTTGTTGTCGTAGTCGAGGAACTCGGCGAACGTCTTGGTGATGTCGCGCAGCTCGGTGAAGTAGTGCCGCAGGCCCGGCGAGACGCCCTCCTTCACCAGCGGGGCGAACAGGTCGGCGCGGTTGGTCGCGGCCTGGATCTGCTTCCAGACCTTCTGCACGTCCGACTCGCCGGCCTTCATCTTGGCCCGCATCGCGTCCCAGTAGCGGCGCAGGTCGACCCCGGTGTTCTCCAGCTTGCGGGTGAAGGGCTTGCCCTCGTAGTAGGCCAGGCCCTCGTCGGTCTTGATCCAGCGCTTCGCCGCCTCGTAGCCGTGCTGGCGCACGTTGAGGAACTGGCCCGACAGGGTGGACTTGGTTTTCCCGGCCAGCGCGTGCAGGAAGCCGGCGCGGTACTCGATCGACATGATCGGGTGCCCGGCCTCGATGCCGTCGGCCTTCATGGCCTCGGTGATCGCGGACTCGAGCACCACCGGGTCGCGGTGCTTATTCTTCTCGGCCTGCTTGTGCGCAGCCTTGGCGAGCCGCTGCAAGTCCTTCACGAACTTGTCGCTCGCCGCCGGGAAGCGGTTCGGCGCGCGCATGAACTCGGCGAACCGGGCTGCGTCCATCGTGGCGGCGGCCTGCTGGACCTCCTGCTCGCCCAGGTAGCCCCGGAACAGCTCGCGCTCCTGCTCGGCGCGCTCGGCCGCCGCCTTGCGCTCGCGGGCCTTCTTCTCGTCGGCGGTTTCCCGGCGGGCCGGCGTCAGCTCGGCGAAGTCGTGCTTCGGATCGGCCGCGGCCTTCTCCATCAGCTTGTCGAACCGGGCCTCCATGTCGGCGGCCAGGCTCGGCGGCAGCTGGCGATCGCCCAGCCCCAGCACGCGCCGGGCCATCGTGTTCAGCGCGGCGGCCAGGTTCTCGTGATTGGCGTCGAGCGCCCGGCCGGCCAGCGCGCGCAGCTTCTTGCCCGCCTCGGCGCGCTTGTCATCGTCCGTCTGGGCCTTGTCCTGCTTGGTCGGTTCGGCAGGCTTGGCGGACTTGACCGGCATCGAGCCCAGCGGGTACAGCTCGCCCGACCCGGCGAACGAGCTGATGGAGCCCTTCGGGTCGTCCATGATGATCCAGCCGCCATCGCCCGGTGCGCGCGCCGTCACGGTCACTTCCCGCGGCATGTATCCCGACAGGCTCCGGATCGCCTCGTTGCCCGTGTGGAAGATGTACCGGCCGCCCGGCTTGATCGTGGCCGGATCGACGGGCTTCGGCGCGTCAGCGTCCTTGAGCTTGTCGTTGAGCTGCTGCAGCGGCGTCTTGGGCGGCTCGGCCTTTCCGTAGTTGGCTTGCCCCAGGAACGTGTTCAGCCGCTTGCGCTGCGCGCCGATCCCACCGCGCCCGCCGCCCTCGCCCTCGGTCGTGGCCGCGACGATCGAAACGCCGTCGTCCAGCAACCCCTGAGCCTGCGCCGCGTTCACGATCGCGTTGAACACCCGCCGGTACTGATCCGAGCCCACGATGAGCACGTTCGACCAGATCCGCTCGTTGTCGCGCGCGAGCAGCTGGGCGAGCGCCGTGGCGCTCTGGATCGCCTCATCGGCCTTCTCCGGGGTCAGCTTCTCGTTGTAGCTGGCCGCTTGGTGCGTGGCCGGCTTGAATCCGAGCTTGCCTGAGAAGGCGAACACGTTCTCGCGCGGGATCGCGCCCAGGTTCGTGCGCAGCGACGCCCACAGCGGGCCGGCGTACAGGTCGATGAGCGGCACCTTGCCGTCGACCTTGGCCTTGGTGTCCGAGCAGGCCATCAGCACCAACGTGTCGGCGGGGATGCCCTGCTGCAGCTCGGTCGCGTTCACCGGATCCGCTGTCGCTCCGGTGTCGGGTGCCGCAGTTGCGGTGTCGGCGTCCGCAGTTGCGGCGGCGCCGAACCTTGCTGACGGGCTGTGCAGCACACGCACGACCTTCTGGCTGGTGTTGGCGGCCGTGCCGCTGCCGCCCCAGCGCGTCACCAGCACGACCTGCGCCCGATCGCCCTCCAGCGCCTCCATCACCGCGTTGAAGGTGTCTGTGCTGACCTTGCGCGTTCCCTGGCCGCCGTCGCGAATCTCGTCGATCGAGCCGTCGGCGTCCATGCGGAACGACCCGCTCATGCCAGGGACGGTGATGTTGACCGGCAGGATGCCCTGGCCGGGTTCCACCATCCCGCCCGCCAGACGCCGCAGCGCGGCGATCAGCTCGCCTGCGCTTTCGGCCAGGCGCGGCTTGCCGCCCTCTTTCTTCCCGGATTCACCCTTGAGCGCCTTGTTCACCCGCTTCTTGAGCGAGTCGTCCGGGCGCTTGAGGTCGGCGATGTCGCGATAGCCCACCATGCCGTCGTCGAACAGCATCAGCGCGCGCGACCACGGGGCCCTGCCCCTGGTCGGCGAGGTCAGGATCAGATCGCGGATCGGGGCGGGCTCCTTCTGGCCGCGAATCTTGGCCAGGTCGCCGACTTTCCAGCCGCCCAGCTCGTCGAACTTGATGGTGCCGGCCTCGATCCTGGCGCCCTTGAACGTGAGCCCGTCAGGCGTTTTCCCGGCCTTCAGCAGCTCCGCGAGCCGCGCCTCGTCCTTCTTGCGCTGCTTCTCGGCCCACTTCCTGTCGCGCTCGGTCCGCTGGTCGGCGGTCAGGTCGGCATCGTCGTCGGCATCGGTGTCGTCGTCGAGGTCAGCGTCGTCATCGGACTGGGTTTCGTCGGTTTCGTCGGGGCGGGTGGCGGCCTCCTTCTTCGCCAGCGGCTTCTTCGTGTCGCCCTCGCGCACCCAGGACCGGAACTCGTCGGCGGTCATTTCGGTGACCCCGGCGAAGCCATTCCAGTTGCGGTCGTAGTTGGCCTTGTAGGCGCTCACCGCCTCGTCGGCACTTCCGTAGCCGATCATGGCCTTGTGCTCGTCGAACTTGCCCGTCTTGGGGTCGTTCTGGTCGATCACGTAGACCGGGCCGGCGTGCGCCTCGGGCGTTCCGGACTTCACGAACACGTCCACCTGGTCGCCGTCGGCGCCCTCGGTGCGCTTCACGTAGCCGTAGTGGTCCTGCATCGTGCGCGACCACGCCTTGCCGTCGGCGTCGACGCCGCTGCGCTCGGAGCCGGCCGGGTTCTCGATCGAGATGTCGAGCGGGCCGATCCGCACGTGCCCCTTCTTGTAGTTGCCGGCCTGCTTCTGCGCGTCGGTCGGCTCGGGCCGGTCGTTCTGCGGGCTGGTCGCTGCCTCGTGGGCCTTGTCGTCCAGGCCCAGCCCCTCGCCTTCGCCCTGCGTGGCCGTGCCCGTGGCGTCGGCCTGCTGAGCGGCCCGCCCGATGATCCGGTCGGCCAGCTCGAGCGCCTCGCGCCGGCTGCCCAGATCGCGACCCAGGAACTCGGGCACGCCGCTGGCCGGGCGCCGCACCAGGTCGAACTTGCCGTCGGCCTTGCGCTGGATGATCTGGAAGGTCTGCCCGTCCTTGGTCGCCACCTGGCGCGTCAGGGATTCGCCGTCGAACGGCGCGCTCAGCTGCCAGCCTTCCGGCACCGGGTCGTCGTCCTGCAGCACCGGATCGGGCTTGCCGCGCACCACGAACCCGCCCTCGACCTGCACGACCTCGCCGCCGCTGGCCTCGGCCTCCGCTTCGGCGGTCGAGCGCAGCATGAACGGCAGGCCGAATCGCGAGACGCGATCGGTCGGCTGCTGCCGGCCTGCATCGAAGGTCGCGCCGCCACCGCCACCGCCACCGCCCGCATCACCGGGGCCAGCACCACCCGGGCCGGCGGGCGCGGTCGGGCCGCCCAGCGCCGGGAAGCCGAGATCGCCCTGCTCGCCGGGCTGGCGGGCCTGCGTCGTTGCCGGCAGGTCGTCCACAACTTCCCAGTCGGCCGGCTGCGCGCGCTCGCGCGTGGCCAGCCCGGCACCGGGGCCGCTCGGACCACCTGGCCCGCCGGCTTCCTCGGCCGGAATGTCGCGCTCGCCCGGCTTTTCCGGGTTCGGGCTCACCAGGCCGGCAACGGCGCCTGTTGCGCTGCCACCCAGAAAGCCTAGCGCCGCATTGCCGAACGAATCCTCAGTCACGGATCGGTCCATCCCGGCGCCGATGTTGATGCCTCGATTCGTCTGGATGCCTTCGCCAACCTCTTGGATCGTCTCCTCGGTTCCCGAGATCACCCCAAGGCCGGCCGCGCGTGCTGCGCGCGAGGACAATCCGCCAACGACCGCCGCCGGGCGCGAGAGCAGCGCGCTCGTCGCTGCACCGCCGACGGCCGACACGGGCTTGGTCATCTCGTGTGCCCATTCCTCGGCCTCACGCGAAACTTGCAGGCGAGCAGCGGTAGGACTCATGCCCTGCTCTCGCAGCGTGCGATAGCGCGAGGACTCGACCTCGAGCTGCTCGTCGGTCATGCCCGCAATCGTCTTGCGTGCCTCGGCCGCCGCGGCGCCGCCGCCCTGCGCGCCGCTTGCCCATAGTGCCGAAAGGGTGCCCGCAGCCGGACTGACCCGGCCGATGATGACCGAGATCAGAACCGGCGCCATGCTCCCGAATACGTTCGCTGCCTGCATTGCCAGACCGCGCAGCGAAGGATCGTCACCGAAGCTGATCTCCGACCATTTCGACGGATCGAGAAAGTCGCCCGTCGGCGTGGTGGACTCCATCGCCTGCCGTGCCTGGGGAGATACCGTTTCCTTGATCGCCTCGCCTCGCCGCTCGATCTCGGTAGCCTGTTCGTCCAGGCGGTTGGCCTGTCCACGCTCCGGCTTCGGGAGAATCCCGATCGCGCGGGCTATCCGAACGATCGGGAATGCACGCGCCGCATCGCGAAGCGGATCCTTCATGTCCTCGCCGACCGACCTGACCATATTGCCGGCCATCTCTGTCGCCGAGCCGCCGAACTGTTTAGCAACGTCTCGGACTGGCGAATCCTCGCCCGGCGGCGTCTCGGCCGCCGGCATGGCCAGCGGATCGCCAAGCATGTCCTGCGTGACGAGCCCCCGGCCGGCGTCCGGGCCCATGCCCGGCAGGTCGTAGTTGCCGCGGCGCGGCTTCGTCTCGGGCAGCTTGCGGGTGAGATCGAGCGACAGATCTTCCGGCTTGAAAATGTCGGCCATGTCGGGTCAGCCCTGGGCAATGGTTCCGGTGACTTCGCGCGTGCCGATGCCGCTCGGCGCGCTCGCCATGCGCGACGTGACCTGGCGCACGTACTCCAGCGTGCTCGGCGCCTTCGGGTTCTTCGGGTCGCGCAGGTTCTTGATCGTGCCGTCGGCGGCGATCGCCTTCGGCCCCGAGTAGTAGGCCGCCGCGATCTTGCGCGGGTCGCCCGCGTACTGCTGGTGCAGCTGCTTGATGAGTGCGATGCCGGCGGCGGTGGTGTGCGCCGGGTTGCCGTGCTCCCAGTCCGAAGGGATCAGGCCATCGCGCTTCAAGCCCTCGAAGGTGTCCTTGGTGACCTGCATCGGCCCGCGCGCGCCGGCGTAGTTGGCCTTGCTGGTGTTCGCCCGGCCGCTGCCCGACTCCTGCTCGAAGATCGACAGCGCCAGGCTGGTGGTCTTGTCGTCCAGGCCGAACGAGCGCGCGACGTTGGCCAGCTGCGCGGGGTTGGCGGCGGCGGCACCCGGAGCCGGCTGGCCGGTCCCGGCGCCCGGCTCGCGCGGCATCCCCGGCTGCGGGCCGGCCCCGCCCCGGAAGCGCTGCGCGCCGTAGGGGTCCAGCAGGTACTTGCGGCCCTCGTAGACCACGCCCGGCACAGGCGGGCCGCCGTCGCGCGGGTTGAACTGCACGGGCTTGAGGTCGCCGGTGCTCATCTTGTAGGCAATGTCGGCAGCGATCGCCGGGCTCATGCCGCTCCAGTTGTCGGTCCCGTAGTTCGCCGCGATCAGGTTGGCCGCCACGCTTTGCTGGCGCTGGACGCTGGCCTGTGCGTCCGCACTCATCCCGGCCAACGAGTCCGCGTTGTGCAGCCGGAACAGGTGCGAGGCCACTTCCTTCTGCATCGTGGCCACGACTTTCGGGATGCCCTGGCCGCCGGCCGGGCCCGCCGCGCCCATCGAGGCACCGGACAGGAACCCCTCGTCGTTGTAGAGCACGGGCACCTTGTTGCCGTACTCGTCCTCGCGGGTCGTCGCCTTGACCGAGCTCGGCGCCGTGAAGCTGCCGCCGCCCACCGTGTCGACCAGCGTCTCGCCCTGGCCGACCTTCTGCATGCGGTTCTTCTCGCGCTCCTTGCGGATCTCGAGCGCCGCCTTGTGCGCTTCCTCGGCCATCCGCGCTTCGAGCGCGCGCTGCGCGGCCGGGTCCGCGATGAACTTGAGGTAGCGCTGCATGTCGGCAGCCGCCACCGGCTTGCTGAAATCCTTGCCGTCCGGACCCACGCCGTCGAGCACGTAGCCCTCGCCGGCCTGCCGGATGTTCTTGAGCTGGAACCCGGCCTGCACGTAGTTGTTGATGAACGGGACATAGGCGTTCACGTCCCCGGTCATTTCGGCCTGCTGGCGGGCGCGCTCGAAGGCCGCGCCGCGCGCAGCCTCGCGGATCTTGGCGCCCTGCACCATGATCGGCAGCGCAAGATCCGGGCGGTTCTTGCTCATGAGGTACTGGACCTGCGCCTGGTAGCTGCGGTTCATCGAGTCCAGGTCGTCGAAGGTGCGGGCCTTGGGCATTCCGGGCGCCTGGCCTGCTGACTGCGGCGCTGCGGGCACCGGGGCGGCGGGCTGTGGCGGCCGGCCTTGTGGCTCTGCCGGGATTGTGCCGGCGCGCCCAGGCCCCATGTTCGACTCCATTCCGAGTGCCGGGCGGGCTTGCGCAGGGGCGCCGTCAGCAGGTGCGGCCGCGCTCGGGCGGGCGGTCATCGGTGGGACTTCGTTGACCGACGCGCCGGCGGGCTCGTTCCACTTCCCGGGCGCTGCCATCGGCATGTCGGCCGGCGTGACCTCGATGCCGCGCTGCGCGGGCTCCGGAGCGCTCGCTGCGCTCATCGGGATCTGCCCATCGTCCACGACGCCGGCGGCGGCCGGCTGCTCGCCGGCCTGCATCCGGGCTTCTTCGAGCAGCTTGCGGTCCGACTCGCGGCGGTTGTATTCCTCGCGCTCGCGCTTGTCCAGCTCGTCCTGGCGCTTCTTGCCCTCGCGGCGCATGCGCGACTGTTCGCCAACCTGATACCCGGCCAGCAGGCCGCTTCCGAAGTTCGCCATGGTCAGATCCTCAAGGGTTGCAGGCTCATCAGGCTCGGATCGTCGTAGTCAACGTCCTCGTCCTCGATGCCTCGGGCCTTGCGTTTGGTGAGCTTGGCCACCTTCTTGTCGAGCGCCCGGATCGAGGCGTGCATTGCGCCCATGTAGCTGATCGGGTCGATCACCTTGCCGCCCGGGGCGACCTCGTTGCCCATCGTGGCGTTCACGTCCTGCGCCATCGCGCCGACGTGCCGCTCGCCATCGCCCTGGCCTTCCTCGTAGGTCCACTCCTTGACCGGCGTCATGCGCATGGCCTCGAGCGCTTCCTCGTCGTCGACGCCCTCCACGTCCTTCTTCTTCGTCTCGTCGGACAGCATCCCGAGACCCAGACCGATCATCGAGCCCATGCTGTTCGCGCTGCTCGCCGCGTTCTGGCTCTGCTGGCCGAACAGGCCGAGCCCGATGTTGGCCGAGGCGGTGTTCGCGCCCACCGCCCCGCCGTACATCTGGGCTGCGGGCTGCACCGCGGCGCCAGCCTGCGCGGTCTGCGAGCCGATCGTGTTGCTGGCGGCCTGGTTGCCCTGCAGCGCAGCGGCGTTCTGCGCGATGCTCGTGCCGACCTGGTTGCGCCCGAACTGCGCCGCGGACTGGCGCATCGCGATGCCCTGGATCTTGGTGTCGTTGCGCTCCTTGTTGATCGCGCCCGCCTTGGCCAGTGCCAGCGTGTTCGTGTCCTCGATGCCGCCCTGCACGCCGCGCCCGGAGTCGGCCGACACGCCCATGGCGGCCATGCGCCTGGCGTTCTGGTCGCGCGCCGCGTCGAACTGCGTCTGCACCGTGCCGGCGGCCAGCGCCTCGCGCCGCCCGATTTCCTCGGGCGAGTCGTAGTTCATCGCGTCGGCGGCGAACTGGCGCTCGATCGGCCGGAAGATCTGGTCGTAGTCGGCCCACTGCGCGTCGGAGCGCTGCGCGCTGGACTCGGCGAGATCCGCGTTGGCGTTGATGAGCCGCTCGTAGACGGGCTGGTAACGCTGGATCAGCGTCTTGCCGTAATCCCACTGCTCGCGGGCGATGTCGGCCATTTCCCGGCCGATCTCCGCGTTCGACTCGGCCGCGCGCCCGATCGCCGGGTCCGGGTCCGGCGCGTCGAACAGGTCGATGTTGCACACCCCGGGCTTTACGCCCAGGTGCGCGTCGAAGTCATCCGCGTTGCGGAACCGATTCGCTCGCATCTTCACGGCGATGCTCCCTCAAGTAGTGTTCCCAGGTGTCGCGCTGCGCCATCAGCCGGGCTCGCCGCGCGTGGGCGGCGGCGTACTCGGCACCGCCGATCAGCGCCATGGACACGATCAGCACGTCGGCCAGCTGGTAGCGCAGCGCGTGCGCGATGCGAAGCTCCTCGAGCGAGCCCGAGGCCTCCATGTCGTTGGCCGCACGCCAGTTCAGGATCGAGGCGGCCAGAAGCGGCGCCAGCGTGGCGCGATGCTTCTGATAAAAGGGATTTCCGGGAATCTCGATCATCGCGAGCCACATCGCCCGGTGCAGATCCGCAGGCGCCACGGGCTTGTCCGCGTCGATGAGATCGTCGTAGACGTGTGACAAGAACGCGATGGCCGTCACCAGATTGAACGCATCGCGATCGCCGGCAAGAAGCTGAAGGAGCGCCCCCTCCGAGTACGACTCCCAGGGCGGGTTGTCAGCTTTCATTTGCCCCGGCCTGTTCCACGTTCACCCCGGCCACCAGCTCGGTGCTCGGCGCGGAGAGTTCTTCGACCACGCGCTTGAACCCGTCGTCGATCACCGCATGCAGGCCGATCGCCAGCTCGGGGGTCAGACGGTTGCCGATGTTGGCGTTGATCGCGTCAGCGATGCGCTGGCGCACCGCCGGGAGGACTTTCGACATGGTGCTCGCCCTGCTGGAATGGGGCGAGCATAGGCGCGCAGGCGTTCCGGATACGGGTCAATCGCGCAGCTGCGGCGGCGTCTGGCGGCGCTTGACTTCGGCCAGGTAGGCGACGAAACAGTGCTCGGGCTCCCAGAAGAAGATCGCGTCGATCACGCGCCGCATGATGCGCCAGCGCAGCTTGTGCTGCTGCCGGTAGGCGCGCGAGCTGGTCGTCTCGTCGGGATAGCCGCCGGTGAGCGTGTTCAGCAGTTGCGTGAGCGCAATGAAGTTGTGGATCAGGTACCGCATCATGGCCACCCCGTCTCATAGTCGATCGCATCGAGCTCGGCCTGGTCCACCGCGGCGGTGACCAGCGCATCGAGCGCCCAGGACTTCTCGTAGATCGCCTGACCGCGCGCGCCCATCTCGGCGGCCAGCAGGTTCAGATCGGCCAGCGTCAGGCTGTGCGCGGCGTTGTTGCGGTCGCGCCAGCTGATCGTCGTGGCGCTCGTGGCCAGGCCCGCGGCGATCGCGCCGGACAGCGACACCAGCCGGTCGGCCAGGTTCGCCTTGTCGAACGCGATCGAGTACGGAATGCCCGCCGAGCTGGTCGCGGTCGCGGCGAACGCCACGTTGCGCCGGGCCTTGATCCGTTCCCATGCCGCTGCCCGCAGCTCGGCCAGCCCCGGGGCCGGCGGCCACGTCTGGCAGGCCCAGGCGGTCCCGTCCCAGAACGGTACCTGCCCGGCCGCGCAGGTCGGCGGTGCAACGTCGGTGAGATCCGCGCGCTCGGCCGGCGTGTTGCCGGGGCTGGCGAGCAGCTCGGCGATCAGGCGCCCGGTCACCGGGTCGAATGCGTAGGTGGTGCTCATGCCCGATACAGCCCCCAAACCACGCTCGTCACCTTGAACGTGGCCGCCAAAATGCTCGCGTGCACGTCCGTCAGGTAGAAGTCGAGCTTGATGAACACCCGGTTGTTGTTCGCGGCGCCAGGCGGCGCGACGCCCTTGTAGGCGTCGGTGCCCCACATCGGCGTGGCCACGATCTTGAAGTTGCCGACTTTCGTGCCGTTCGACACGCCATCATTCGAGATCGTGCCGCCCGCGTAGTAGGCGCGCGCCTGGTAGAGCTCGGTGATGTCGTAGCTCGAGGCCCACGAAGCCGGGTCGTTGTACCCGGTGTCGATGAACCTCGTGCCCATGAAGTACCAATTGGCCATGGCTCAAGGTCCGCTCTGCCATCGTTGGGCGGCTGGCTGCTCAGGTTCACGCTCGGCTCCGTTCCGGCCGCGAACGAATAGGTGCCGCTGGCGAGCTTCTGACCGCCCGAGATCACGCCCCGGGCGAAGAACCCCGTGCCGTCGGTTTTCAGCTCCAGCGGGTAGTGCGAGCCGGCATAGGGCCCGTAGTAGGTGAAGGTGCCCGCGCGCAGGAAGATCCCGCCGGCCGCGGCGTTCATGTTGATGACGTTCGACGAGACGACGCTGCCGTAGATGTAGCCGCCGTTCAGCGTGGTCGTGTTCAGCGTCGTGCTGTTGATCGTGCCGCCGGTGATGACCGGCGACGAGATCGTGGCGCCCGCGGTGATCGAGTTGGCGGCGATGTTGCCGCGCGCGGTGAGGTTGCTGAACTCGGCGGTGCCGTCGGCGTTGATCCGAAAGCCCACGGTGCCCGGATCGTAGTTGGCGCTCTGGATGTACTGGCCCACCGCCAGCGAGCCGGCGATGAGCTTGCCCACGCTCAGAGTCTCGATGCGCGCGTCGTCCACCGCCAGCAGGTCGATCTTGGCGCGCGTCACCACCGCGTCGGCGAGCGCTGCATTGGCCGCCGTGATCGAGCCGGCCGTCATATGGTCGGCGACGATGGTGCCCGCGGCAATGTCGCCCGTGCCGACCTGGCCGGTCGTGACTTCGGTGCCGGCCACCGCGTTGAACGGGCCCGGCTTGCCGGCGGCGCTCACGTGGCGCACCCAGTAGTAATAGGTGAGCCCGCCCGCGCCAACGATGTCGGCGTAGATGAAGGATTGCGTCTCGCCGATGTTGACCGCGACCGCCAGGTTGTCGGTGTCGGCGCGCCAGACCTCGGTGTGCCCGAAGTAGCTGAACGTGGGTTCGTCCCAGTCCAGAATGATCGTCATGGCCGCGCCGGCGCCGTTCAGGCCGGTCGGCGCGGGCGGCACCCGCGGGTCGAGCGAGGGGTCGGTCGGCACCGGCACCGGATCCGGCGTCGAGCCGCCCCCCGCGCCCGTGCCGGGCAAGACGCTGCCGCCGGGCTCCTGCAGCTTGGCGAACCCGTAGGTCACCAGATCGCCCCACGTCACCGCGCGCTCGGCGAGCGGCGATCGGGCGCCGAAGCGGCGGCGCAGCCACTCGTCGACCTGGGCGAGCGCGTTGCTCGCGGCCGGATTCTCGCGAAACTGGATGCGGTCGATCCCCGGGTAGGCCTTCGTGGCCACCCCGGTGCGCGTCAAGTAGCGCGGATCGGTCATGCCGGGTGCCGAAGATCGAAGATCGAGCTGGCCAGATCGACCTGCGTCACCGCGTAGGCGCCGCTGATCTCCCACCAGATCGCGCGGAATCGGTCATCGCCCGACAGGGTGAAGGGCTGGCCGTCGGCCACCGTCACCGTGTCCACCAGCACCCCGTCGCCCCACAGCTTGAAGGTCACCGGGTAGGTGTCGGCGATCACCTTGGCCGCGCCGATGGCCTGCGGGCGCGGCAGGCGCAGCTCCTTGCTTTTCCACGCCTGGGTGAGCGCCGTCACCCCGGCGTCCCACTTGTAGAGCTGATTGTCGGCCGGCAGCGTCACGAACAACTCGTCGCGGCGCGGATCGGCATAGGCCGCCGTCACGTACTGATCGGTGCGGGTGAGCTGGGCGATCGCGCCGTTCTCGGCGAACTCGAAGATGATCCCGCCCTTGACCGTGCCGGTGTCGTACCAGACGTAGTAGCGGTTGTCGTGCACGACCGCGTGCATGGACTCGGGCTTGAGCGCCTGCCACTGCTCGCGGGTGAAGTGCTGCGACGAGATCACGATGAGCGGGCCGGCGCTGGCCACCAGCACCAGGCCGTCCGGGCTCGCGTAGAGCACGCCGAAGGGCATGGCCCGGATCGAGCGCTTGGCCACGCAGGGCTGGTAGCCGGCCAGATCGACGATCGCCTGATTGAGCGGATCCTGGCCGGTGGCGAGGAAGGTGCGCCCCTTGGTGCAGATCACGACCGACTGGCCCATGATCGCGCCGCCCACCACCACGTCGCCGATCGGGTCGCGGTAGGCCGCCGGCCAGCCGGAGGGGCGGTTGGCCTCGGAGCGCAGGATCGCGTGCGCGGTGAACCCGACCAGGAACTTGTTCGGGTGCAGCATGATCCCGAACATATCGTCGGGCGGGGCGATCATCGAGGGCGATTCGACCGACTCGCCCAGCGTGTTGAAGTCGATCGTGCCGGTCGTCGTGGCCAGGCCGACGGCGATCTCCTTCCAGAAGCGCAGCGCGGTGTTGCCGGTCGCGTCCGTCTGCGAGACGTAGACGCGCTTGTAGGGCACGTTGTAGTCGCCCGCCGGCGCCCCGTCCATCAGGCCGACCTCGAGCGTCTGGCCCGCGTAGTAGTCGATCGGGTCGGAGACTTCGGAGATCGGGCCCGGCTCGTTCCAGCTGTTCACGAACTGATAGGCCACCACGATGTTCACCGGGTCGCCCGCCGCCGGCCCGCTCACCAGCACCGATGGCTTGGTCGCCGGCGCGGGCAGCCCGAGCCGGTAGGCCGCCGAAGGCAGCAGCGTTCCGGCGGTCGCCATCGTCGAGTCGGTCGACTTCGGCACGCCGTCGCCGGTGAAGAACACGCGCTCCTGTGTGTCGTTGGCCAGCGGCCCCGGGCACACGTCCACGTCGGTGAGCCAGTGAAACCAGTGCTGAACGTCCGAGTCGAGGTTGCGCCCGTAGCGGTAGAGCGTTTTCTTGACCCCGGTCTTGCCGAGCGCCAACACGAAGGCCGGCGCCTTGACGGGCGTCAGCCCGCCGGTCCAGAGCTTGGTGTTCTGCGCGAGCTGCGCATTGCCGTCGGGCAACAGGTGCGGCTCGAGCCTCGGGATCTCGCCGAGCATCGCGCGCCAGGTCAGGTGCATGGTCAGTCGTCCTTGTCGGTCACCGCGCGGATGTACTCCTGCGCGCCCTGCAGCCGAGCCTCGCAGTCCGCGTGCGCCACGCGAGCATCGCGAACGGCCTGCGCGGCGGCTTCAACGCTCACCCTCCCCTGCCCGGTCAGCGCCGGCCACGCCGGGCAGCTCACCATCACCCACGGCGGCGGTGCCGGCAGCTCCGGACGCACGAGGTAGGGCGTTCCATAACAGCCTCCAATCAGCAGGAAGGCTGCGGCAATCAGCATCAGCTTCAACGCGGATCTCCTTGACGATCGTGCGCACGCGCTCGGGCCGGGCGCGCAGCGCCTCGATCTCGACGTGCAGCCGGTCCACCCTGCGGGCCTGGTCGAGCGCCTCGGCCTGCGCAGCGGCGTTCAGCGCCGCCTTCTCCGCGCGGCAGTCCTCGCGCGCGGCGTTCGCGCCGGCCAGGTAGGCGGCGCCAGCCAGCGCCCCCACTGCCACCGCCGCGCCGCCGAGCAGGTACAGGTTCATCGCTGCACCGTCTCGGCCAGGCCGGCCGCAATGGCGATCGCCGCCTCGCGCTGGCAGCCCGGATCGGTCAGGATGTGCCGCTCGCGCTCGTTGGACAGGAACGCCAGCTCGACCAGGATCGACGGGCGCTCGTACCGCAGGATGGCCAAGTCCTGCCGGTGCTTCGCCCCGCGGTTCCGCGTCCCGAGAGCGCCGGCCACGCGGCGACAGACGGCCCCGGCGACCCACTCATACCCGGCATGCAGGACTTCGGTGCCATGGGCCTGGGGCGATTCCGCGGCGTTGCAATGGATGGACACGATGCAGTCCGCGCCGGCTGTCCGGAGCTTGCCGACNNCGCGTCAGGCACTCGTCGCGCAAGTGGTGCGCCACGGCCAGCGCCACGTCGGCCTCGCGGATGCCCGCGTAGACTGCGCCGGGGTCGAACTGGCCCCATGCTGCGATTCGCCATGCCGTGACCCGGGTCGATGCCCACCACCATCGTCATGTCACAGCCTCCGATCCCGGTCGTCGCCGCCGGTCGGCGCAACGCCGATGCGGCTCAGGAACAGGTCGGAGACGACCTGGAAGAACTTGTTGCCCGACCACCCGCATATCAGGCTCGCGAAGATGGCCAGCGGCTCTGACCAGGATGACTCGATCGCCCAGAGGTAGGCGGCAAGGCCGGCCGACTGCGCCGCGAACATATGCCCCAGGGCGTTGGGGATGCGCAGCTTGGTCGGGTCGGCCTTGACCTCGTGAAAGAAGCTCGTGACGCCGCCCAGCGCGGCGGCCAGCGCCGTCAGCGTGAAGTGCCAGGCGCTCATGGCCACGGCGATGCGCACCTTTTCCGCGCCCCAGGCGTCGGGCGGGAGGATCTGTGCGATCACGAACAGCCACCAGCGCACCGAGTAAGTCACGAACGCGACGGCGCCAACGGCCATCAGGATGTGGGCCTTCCAGTGCTCGCAGGCGTGGAAGTCGCGGATCACTTGAATCGGGGTTCGCACGTCGCAGCCTCCTGCTGGGGTGTGCTCCGTCCCGACACGCTCAGCCGGCTGGCCTCGTCATGCCCCGGGCGGTCGCGTTGGTGGATCCGGTCGCCTTGCCCTGCGTCTCGCCGCCCACGCGCATCGTGAACAGCTGCAGGTAGTGGCCGGACATCTGCCCAGCGTCGGGCGAGGTATCGGCCTGCTTCGCGAAGGCGCGATGCAGGCAGTAGTTGATGAGCGCCCAGGCCAGATCGCCCTCGGCGGTGAGCGCGGGCGATGTGCCCGCCAGGTCGTCCGTGTCGAGCTGCTCGGGCGGCTTGGCGTAGCTCAGCTTGATCTTGGTGCCGGCCTTGGCCGGCGGGTAGACCTCGTACACCTTGGGTTCGGTGTCGCGGTACAGCACGTGCACGATCTCGTCGGACTCGGCCTGCGAGCGCCAGCGTGGTCGCGCACGGGCGAGCAGCTGGCCGTCCACGGTCGTGATCTCGCGCTGCGATACCGCCGTGACGTTGTGCACCGGCCGGAACAGCACGTCCGATCCGTTCGGAAGCGTCTGCACGGACCCGGCCACCAGCGTCACTTCCTCGGTCGTCTCGTAGACCTCGGGCTTGATCGAGTACAGCGCCATCCGGCCATCGACCAGATAATCGACCAGCTCCGCGTCCGACCAGTAGCGTTTGCTCGCGTCCTGCAGCTGCGCGCGGACCTCGGTCACGACCTCGAGGACGGTCATCGTGGTCATCAGCTCAGCTCGTCGGCGGCCACCCGGTGCCGCGGTTTGGAATGCCCGGCCACGCCCCGGTCGGCCAGCTCGCTCATGCGCTGCTCGAACCAGCCGCGGTAGGACGCGGCCCGCTCGGGCTGCGCGTAGGGGGCGCCGGAGTGCGTGTGCAGCGCACCGATCGCCCCGTACCCGATCTCCTTGGCGTACAGCTCATAGAGCCAGTCCACGCAGGCGATCGCGTTGCGCCGCGGCTGGAAGGCGACCTCGATCGTCAGCTCGGCCGCCATGTCGGTGGTCACGTAGGGCACCAGGCGCACCACGCCGGGGCGCAGCGCGTGCCAGAACTTGACCTCGTAGGTCGTGGCGACCGACTCGCCGGCCCAGCCGTCCGGATACAGGGCTTCGAGCTCGCGCTTGGTCTTGGGCACGATCCGGCCGTAGGTCGACCAGACGTTGATGATCGAGCCCGGGAACACGTTCGGATCCTCGTCCGGCACCGCCGTCTCGGGATAGGCGGCCTCGATGTCCACGCCGGCCACGATCCGGGCGTCGATCCGGGTCTTGGCGCAGAACTCGATGGCCGCCTCGCGCACCGCGTCGATCATCGTGGGCAGGGGCGCCCCGTTGACCTCGGTCGCGATGATGTTCTCCCAGGCTTCGAACGGCGTGGCCATCGGTCGTCAGGCCGCGCGCTGGCGCCCGGAGTTCTGCAGCGACACGATGCGCTTGCGCATGTCGCCGACCTTCATCGCCGGGTCCAGCGTCTCGCCGAACTGGGTGCGCGCCAGCTCGATGAGCTGCGGCTTGGCGAGGTTCTGCACCGGCGGCATGAGCGGGGGCTCGACCTGCGGCTCGGGCCGATTCACGGGCGTGAGCGCGGGGGCTGCGGCGACCTGCTCGCCGTCCTCGGTGGCCCAGACATCGGTATGGCGCAGCAGCATGAGCGCCTGCGCGATCGGCACCGGATGGACTTCACCCGGGCGCCAGGTCAGGCCCGTTCCCGCCACGGAGTCGTGGCACAGCGCCTTCTTGCCGATGTACTGGATGTTGAGGGTTTCCATTGCGGCTCCTTCTCGGAAGTGGCGAGCGGCCACCGCGGCCGCCCGCCGGCGCTCGGCGCTTACTTGACGCCGACCACCTTGCCCTTGAGGATCACGTCGAAGCGCGGCGTGTTGGTGAGCGCGGCGCCGAGCACCGTCGCGACCAGCTTCACCGGCTTCTCGAACGTGATCGGCAGCGCAGCCGAGAAGGCCGAGCCGGCCGCCGTGGCCACGTCCTGACCGTCGATGAAGTAGTCACCGACCGCGGCGGGCGTGCTGCCGTCCATGGGCTCGTAGCCCACGTCCAGCGTCACGCCGGTGCCGCCATCCTCGAAGATGAGCCGCGCGAAATCGACCTGCACGCCCGCCGGGATGACCCCGAGGTAGAGCTTGTCGTTCTGCGCCGCCGCCTTGGCGATCGAGTAGTTCTCGGCCCACGCATTGCCGGCTTCGGCCATGTAGAGGGGCTTCGCGTTGTAGTCCGGGGCGTAGATGTCCGCCATGTCCGTTCTCCTGATTCAGAGGGTGTTTGGCTGGCGAGGCGCCCGAAGGCACCCCGCCCGGCGATCAGACCGGCGCCTGGGCCGCCACGTCGACCGTCACGACCCCGTGATCGGTCGGCTCGCGGTTGCCGTTGGCGTCCATGTAGTCGAAGCGCAGCTTCGTCTTGCCGGTCATCATGTCGCCCATGACTTCCAGTGCACGCTCGAAGTTGTAGCGCCGCTCCTTCCAGTTGGTGAAGGTGCCGTTGTCGCCGTTCGACCCGTAGACGTGCGCCATGGCCTGACCGCCCAGCAGCAGGCAGCGATCGACGGTGTAGCCGGCACTGAGGCCCGCGTTCACCGTGATGTTCGTCTCGGTGGCGGTGAGCCGGTTCGCGACCTCCACGCCCTTGACCACGGCACCCGGGTTGAACCGCACGTTGCGCTCCATCCGCTTGACGAGGATGTTGCCCCACATGCCGGCTTCGCCCTTGAACAGCGGGTGCTTGGAGCCGTAGCTGCCGCGGTTCCAGGCGTTCTGCAGGAACGTGCGCCAGTTGTTCGTGGTGCTCGTGCTGGTGTTGATCGAGTTCCAGGCCCGGTGCGAGACGAACATGACGTACAGCGGCTCGTCCTCGGCCGCCGGGTCATCCTCGATCTTGATGGGCTGGAGCTTGAACTGTTCCTCGGCCAGCATGGTCGAGAGAATGTCCAGGTGATCGAGCTTGAGCGTGTCGGTCGAGGCGATCGAGGCCAGGTTCGTCGGGCCGCGCAGCAGGATCGACCCGTCGGCCACGAAGTGCCGGTTGTACGACGGCGCCAGCAGCGTGTTGGTCATGATGTCCGCGAAGTCCGGGTCGGACATCAGCGGCAGCACCCAGTCGTGGCCGGTGTCGTCGCCGCGCGCGCCGGCCAGGTGCACGAGCGTCATCTGGTCGTTGAGCTTGGCGAAGTAGTTCACCAGCTGGGCCAGCGCGATGCGGCGCAGGTTGTGCTTGGTGCGCTTCTGCGCCATCTTGCCGCCAGCGTCGATCACCTTGGTCAGCAGGTCGATGCGGACCTCCTGGGTGGAGCTGGTCAGCCGCTCGCCGCGGCCCTCGGCCTGCCGGTCGCCCACGATCGGCTTGCCGCCGGCCGTGTGAAACAGGTCGACCGTGATCCGGTCGCCGGCGCCTTTGGACAGGTCCGTGACGCGAACGATCGGGTAATCCGGCGAGGTCTGGTTGCGGATCTTGGCCTCGGCGTCGGACTGCTTCGGCGCCGCGCCGGTCATGCGGTTGGTGAAGGTGTTCTTGCGCTGCGTCTGAGCGAACAGCGCGGCGTTGAATACCTTGACGGCGAGTGCGTCGCCGCTCGAGACTTGGGTGCCCGACATTGCGAGACTCCTTTACAGGGGTAGCTTCGCCAGTAGCGTCTCGATCTGTCCGGGGTCCATGTCCATGAACCGCTGCTGAAGGTCGGCCGCACTCAACGAGGCGACCGCATCGGCTTCGGAGCGGGCGGGCAATCCACCACCGGGCAAATCGGATAGCGTGTTCGGGGCGGGCGTGCCGCTCGCTTTCGCGATGGCCGCCGCTGCCGCTGCACTCACCCCTCGGCCTGCCTGGCTGGCGTTTCCAGGCACTTCGATCGGGCCGTGCGCGGCCTCGTACATGGCGACGGACTTCTCGAACCGCTTCTCCAGGGTCAGGCCCTTGAACTGCGGGTTCTGGCGCACCCAGTCGTCGACTTCGACGATCGCGTTGAACACTTCGGGCTTCTCGGCCCGCGTGTAGACCAGCTTCGGGTTGTTCCCGATCGCTTCCTCGACGCGCTCCTGCATCCGGCGCTGCTGCTCGGCCTGGCGCTCGGCGCGCTCCTGCTCCGCGGTCTGCCGGCTCGTCTGGACTTCGCCCTGCAGGGTGTTCACCCGCTCGATGAGCCGGTCGAACACCGCCGCAAGGTCGGGCGCCTCGTCGCGGATCGCCTCGAGCTGCTCCGGGCTGATGATCTCGTCGGCGCTGCGCTGCTCACCCTGCGGGGTGCCTTGCGCGGCCGTCGAGGCAGCCTGTTGCAGTTCGGCGAGCTGGCGTTCCAGCGCCTCGCGCGCGCCCCGCTCCTGATCGGCCAGCTGCTGCGCGGCTTGCGCGGCTTGCTGGGCCTCACGGGCCCGGTTGCGCTCGGTTTCCAGTACGGAGTACGGGATCTGGTGCTTTCCGTCGCGTGTCAGCACCGTCGCGCTCGATGGTTCGCCCTCGCCCGGGTCTGCCTGCTGGCCTTGCGGCTCGCCGGCCTCGCCCGCGTCATCGCCCGCCGGCTCGCCGTCGTCGGCTGCCTGCGGATCGGTGTCGGGTTCCTCGCCACCCAGCTCGGCCATCATGGCCTGCAGGTCTTGCTCGGAAACGGACAGGGGGTTGCGCTCGATCGCTTCGATGTCGGTACTCACCACACGCTCCTAGTTCTCGGATAGGTCCGGGTTTGGATTGCCGTTTGTCCCAGCGGCCGGGCGAAAGAGGACCGCGCAGCGCTCGCGCGCCGCGTGGTTGCCTTGCTTGATTGCTGTGCGGTCCTCATGCGCCCGGACTCTATGGGCGCAAGCGTTCCGAATGCGGGTCAGGAATCGGCGTCGTCGTTTTTCTTCTTCTCGCCGACCTTCTTGCCGATCTCGCCGACGCGATCGCTCATCTCGGCTTGCAGCGCGTCGATGCGCTGGTTGATCTTGTCCTCGGCCTTCTTCGCCTCGGCGGCGATCTCGGCCGCGCGCACCGTGGCCTCGGCCCGGATGCGCTCGCGCTCGGTTTCCTCGCGTGCCTCGGCCTCGCGCGCCTCGGCGTCGGCCTGCAGCTTCATCCTGTTGTCAGCCGCCTTGATCTTCTCGTCCTGCAACTGGCGCGTGAGCTGCTGCATCTGGCTTTCGTAGTCGCCGCGCACCCGGTCCAGCTCGCCGTTGGCCGCGGCCTTGCCCTGCTCGTCCATGCCAGAGCGGGAAATGTCGGTGCGGATCTTGTCGGTTTCGGCCCACAGCTTCGCGGCCTTGGCCTGCATTTCGTCCAGCTCGGCGTCGAACTTCTTGGCCAGCTGCTCGGCCTCGGCCATGGCCTGCTTCTCGGCGCGCTCCTTGGCCGCCTGGCCCTCGGGGCTCTTGTCGTCCAGCGCAATGCCCATCTTCTCGCGCAGCAGCTTGGCGATCTCGCGCCGCTTGGGCAGGTCGGACGCCTCGATGATGAACGGCACCATGATCTGCTGGGCGTCGGGCGACAGGCTCTTGGCGACCTCGGTGAGCAGCGTGAACTGCTGCTGGCGGTAGCTCGGGCTGTTCGGCACGTCGGCCAGCTGCACCTTGACCGAGGCGTTGGAGACGCTGTTCTCCACGATCTCGGCGCCCGTGCCCGGGTCTTTCGCCCGCCGGTTGATGTAGACCTGGCGCTTGGTCACGCCCGTGTCGACGGTCACTTCCTCGGAAATGTCCGCGTTGTCCTCGCGCACCAGCTCGAGCAGCGCCTCGCCGACCGCGCGCCGCGCCGTCATGTAGTTGCCGTTGAGCTCGGCGAGCGTGGTCGTGCCCTGGTCGATCAGCTGCTTGATCGCGCTGGCGGCCGTCGCCTGGCTCACATTGCCCATCAGCGGGGCGTAGATGCCGCTCACCATGGGCATCGCGTTCACCGCATCCAGCATGGCCCGGTGCTGCGCGTCGGCGAGCTGCTGGTTCTCGTCCACCTGGAGGGCGCCGTTGAGGTTGCGCCGGTTCGGGTTGAGCACGATGTAGGCATCGGCCCGTGCGATCTCCCGGGTCAGGTCCGAGTGGGTGTTGAACTCGACGGCCGGCGCGTCGGCGTCGATCGTGGTGCGCCGGCTCGACAGCAGCCACATCATCTTGGCCAGGCGCGCGTTGATCTCGTCCTGCACGCTCACCATGGACCGGATGAGCCCGTAGGGCACGCCGGTCAGATCCTCGCGGTAGCCCCAGAACGGGATGTACGGAAAGCGCCGCCGCTTGCTGCCGAAGTCCGCGACCCGGTGCGGGCCCACGAAGTAGGCGCAGCGCAGCTTGTCGTAGACCGCTTCCACCGGCTCGACGACGCCGGCCGTCACGATCGCCAAGTGCTGCGGGTTGGCCTGGTTGAACTCGACGGTTCGGCCGCGCGGCAGCTTGAGGATCCAGCCGCGGTGATAGACCCGATACCAGACCTCGTAGATGCACACGCGCCCGCGCGCGCTGTCGCGCCACTCCATCTCCGAGATCGACGTGCTGCGCTCTTGCTCGAGGCTGCGCACCAGGCTCGTGGTGTCGAGGTCGCTGACGCGGGCGACTTCCTCCCATCCCACCCAGTTCTCTGCCGCGAAGCGGATCAGCTGCGAGTGCGCCGGGAAGTAGGCCGCGGCCACGTCCACGTCGAACCAGCGCTTTCGCATGACGAAACGGGCATCCGACCAATCCGGCTTGCGCGAGCGCGGATCCCAGTACAGCTCGCGCCGGTGGATCGGCTCGACCCGGTACGGGTAGCAGAAGGGATTGCTGGACCGGCTGACCTCGACCGCGGCGAACCCGGCCTTGACCTGGCCGGCGTGGGCGTCGGAGATTGCGTTGTCGGCGCGCGTCTCGCGCTCGGCCTCGACCAGCTTGACCGACAGCGCCTCGGCCACATCCTGCTCGTCGTCGTAGTCGCTCACCACCTTCCAGTCGGTGCGCGTGCGCTCCTCCAGGCCGAGCACGGCGTCGATCGTGGGCTTGATGATGTTGCGGATGAGCGGGCCCAGCCCCTTTTCCTCGAGCTTGTGGATCGTCTCGGGGTCGAGCTGGTTGCTGTCGTAGTAGTCGCAGTCGCGGTCCGCGTCGGTGCGCCAGGTCGGCTCCCAGCGCAGATCCTCGAGGAAATGCTCCAGGGTGCGCAGCGGCATCCCGTTCTCGGGCTCGGCGAAGTCGCGCCCGCCCTGGGCAAAGCGATGGTCGTCCGGATTGACGAGGCGGCTGGACTGGATCGGTTCGTAGTAGCGCTGCTGCATCATGCTCTCCAGCTGCTTCGATGACGGGTGAAGCCGCCCGGCTCAGCGGCGCCCAGCGGCTTGAAGCCTTGGGCGCCCTGCCGCAGCGCATCGGCCGCGTGCGAGGCCCAGTTGTGCAAGGGGTGGTTCTTCCAGCGGCCCAGCTTCTCGTCCCACTCGTAGCGGTACGAGTCGAGCGCCTTGATCCCGGCGGCGCAGTTGGTCCGGTCGATCCAGCAGCTCGGCAGGAACTCGCGGGTCTTGTTCAGCCCGTCCTTGATCTCGCGGATCCGGTCCACCACGACGAACTGGCCCGGCAGCAGCCGGCGCAGGATGTCGGCCGTCGTCTCGACGTTCTCGCCCATCAGGCGGTTGTCGGCGTCGTGGGGCAGGTAGTGCGTGCCCATCGTGTAGCCGTGGCTGCGGATCTCGTTCACGTAGTACGACAGACCCTCGCCGGCATCCTCGAAGTAGCGGATGAGCCGGTTCTGCATGCCGACGCGCTGGTGGAACCACAGCGACATGGCATCGCCCAGGCCCAGATCCCAGAAGGTGTTCACCGGCAGCGACGGATCCCATGGCACGTCGGTGATCTGGCCGTGCCGGCGCATCAGCTCGAGCTCGCGCGCGTAGATCACGCCGTCGATGGCGACCTCGAAGGCTTCTTCGCAGTTGTGCACCACGATCCCGCCGGCTACGAACTCATGTGTGTCGGTCGTGATGTCGAAGGTGGGCGCCACGCCGGCCGGTACGATGCTGCGCACCGTGTCTATACCGTCGATCCGCAAGCGCCTGGCGCGATAGCCGTCGGCCACATCCTTACGGATCATCGCGCGAGCCTGTTTGCGGGCTGAGACGAAACCAATCGCCTCGGAAAAGTGCGCCGCCTCCGCAGTTCGCAGCGTGAGCTCCCATCCTTCGTAGGTGTAGCCGGCGCTGTTGTGTTTGTCGTGACGCGCGCGCCGGCAGGTAATGCCGAAGCGCAGCAAAAGCAGTTGAACGTCACGCGCGAAATCGGCGTACTTCGTGAAGAACTTCACCCCTGTTCCATCGCGCTGGGCAAACCCATCCGCTTCAAATAGTCCCCGCAAGAAGGCGCGCACCACCGGGGTCGGCGACCGCTTGATGAAGTCTGGTACGTGGACCTTTCGCATCATGCCGCCTGAGCCGTTCTCGCGAAGCAGCCCGAGCGCGCTGAACATTGACTTGAGGCGCACATTCGCGACCCGAATTTCTACGCCACCGGCGTTCGACCCGATCGCCCGCGAGCCGGGCTCGCATCCGAAGTGCTGCCGGATGAGCGTTTTCACGCGATCAATCACGTCAACGTCCTCGGCGGTGCAGACGACGGAGAGCACATCCCGCCCCAGTGAACCATCGCCCATGAAGAAGCCCACGAACTCGGCGAAATCCTCATCGATCGCGATTCGAGACTCGATGCAGGGCAACGGATGCCATGTGACAATCTGTGGCGACCCTCCGCCAGCGCCAAGTCCGAGCAGAACCGGATCGCCTGGCTTGAGATATTGGGCCTCGACGAACCCGTTCTGCGTCTTGATGCGGTGATCGGCAGTACAGGTCAGTTCGTAGCCAAGATCCGTTGTCAGTGTGAATACCGGCTTCTCGCCTTGATCGAAGAAGCGCGTGACCGTGGCGCCATCGACCGGCACATCCTTCATCTGCGTGATGCCAGCGGGCGAGAATACTGGTTCGGTACCGGCGATGCAGTAGGACGGGTGCTCCCGCTTCATGTCGCCCTTGAGCTTGGCCTCGGTCCTGACGTACCAGGCTTTCTGCTCAGGCGCGAGCCGGATGCCGTGATCCTTCTCCAGCCGGACGAAATACTTCGCCATCTCGTCATCGATGACCACGCCGGTCGGGTCGATCGCGTTGGCCTTCTTCTCCCACCACGGGAAGAAGTGCAGCCGGAAGTCGAGGACGGTTTCCTGGCGCCCTTCCTTCTGCGCGGCAAGTGCGTCCCGCACGTACTCGTAGAAGTAGCCCTCCTGGCCCTCGGCCGTGCTCTCCACGAACAGGAACTGCCCGGCCTTGAGCGTCGGGAATGACCCGGTGACGATCTCCTTGGCCTTGTCGGGGAACTTGGAGCAGATCTTCCCGAACTCGCTGATGTGCAGGAATTGCAGCGTGCCCGAGCGCATCGACGTGCCCACGCCGATCGACGACCCGTTGGCGAACACGAGCTCGCTCATCGTCGACGAGGCGAGTGGCACCTTCTCGCGCAGCGCCTCGGGCAGCTTCTCGTAGGGCGTCTTGATCTTGTTGCGGAAGATCTTGTTGGCGTCGTCCAGGTTGTGCGCGATGACGCCGGCCGAGAAGTTGGCGTTGAAAAGGCACTGATCGAGCGCCATCAGCGCGATGATCGTGGTGTTGTGAGAGACGAATCCCTCGGCGACGTAAGTGCCAGTCGAGGTTTGCAGGTCAATCATGTCCTGCTCGCCGATCGCTTCGATGCTCGTGATCGTCGCCCAGCCGATGTCGCCGTTTCGCTTGCCCGGTAGCTCCCGGCCCTCCCAGAAGCGCCGGCCGATGAAGCGCACCGGGCGTGTCTGGCCGATCAGCCGGAAGATCTCGTCCATGCGGGTGAACACCAACTTTGGAACCGGCGCGCGCCCGTGCTTCGACGGTCTGGCCGGACCATCTCCTTCGGTCCTCGCGAGGTAGCCACGCGCTTGCGCGTAACTGACCAGCCGATCCCAGACCGGGCCTGGCCGCTGGCTCACGTTTACCGAGGCGCCGTTGCGGGTCGGCAGTGCCATGGAGCCCTCGCCGTCGAGCATCCCGCCAAACCAGCCGTCCTCGGCGTTCGGCTCGCTCCATGGACGTGTCACCCAGCGCACTTTCGTGCCGACCTTGAGCCTGCCGACGACGGCATTGCCCTGCCCGCTCAGGCTGCGCCACTCGGCAAGGTCGCCACCCTTCTTGGACAGCCATGGATGCCGGTCGGTGCACACGACCTCGCGACCATCATCGAAGGTGATCCGATAGGCCATTCGGTGCACGTGCGCCACTGCATTGACCGTCGCGGTGCGCATCCTGCGCGACTTTCCACGACCGCCCGGCGGGAACTCGTCGACCGCGACGACCTCTTGGCCCGGCTGCAGATCGGCGATCTTGACCCAGCGCAGATCAGCGGTCAGCACGCGCGTCTCGGGCGAAACACAGAAGCCGAGCTGGCGCGCTTTAAGGATGATGTTCCAGGTCCAGAGGTTGTCGACGAAATGCCTCTGCTCCTGGTTAAGCCGAAAAGGCACGAGGTTGCCCTCGTCATCGACGATCGAATAGAGGTGGTCGAGCCGCCACAGCGGGCTCTCCCAGTCCTCAACGACGAACAGGGAGTCGCGAGCCGCGCTCATGGAGCATCTGCACCAGCTCGGCCAGCGGGTCGGCCTTCTGGCGGTTGTCCTTCTCGAACAGGCCCAGGTGCTTCATCAGCTTCTCGGCCGCGCTGTTCTTGTCCCAGAACTTGACCTTGGTCGTTCGCACCTTGGTCTGGGCGTTCGTCTCGACCTCGTAGCTGGCCACGGCCGCCGCGGTGGCGTCGTCCAGCTTGTGCAGCGGCAGGGGCACGCCCCGCGAGTCGACCAGCTTGCGCGGGTCGGCGAACACGATCGCCGCGACCTGGCGCACCACGTCCTTGGCCTCGATGCCGGCTTCCTCGCGGATCTTGGCTTGCTCGGCCTTGATGAGCGCGGCCACCTTGGGGTTCTTCAAGACTTCGTAGCCGCGCCGCTCGTAGGGCGCGCTGTAGCCGGCGCGCTTGGCCGCCTGCGAGGCGTTCAGATCCTTCAGGTATTCCTGAACGAAACGCGCCTGCTTCTCGGTGATCCCGTCGGTGTTGAGCGTTCTGGACATAGGTGCGGCCGGGGCTGTTCCCGCCGCACTCTAGGGATGCTGTCGTTCCGGATGCGGGTCAGCGCTTGCCGTAGGGGGTGACGACCCGCGTGGTGATCGGCGCAAGCGCCGCCGCGCCGGTGGCCGACACGAGGATCAGCATGTCGCCTTCCACGTTCACGTCGGCCTCGCTGGGCATGTAGACGTAGGTGCCCGGGATCTGGGTTTCGGTCACCACGCCGGTGGCGGCTTGCGGCGCGCCGCCGTTGCGCGACAGGGCCACGGTGGGCACCACGGCCGACAGCGGATCGCCGGTCGTCGCGTCGGTGAGCTGGAACACGATGGCGCGGGTGGTGTCCTTGCGGGGAATCTCGATCATGTCGGCAAGTCCGGTGGATCGCGCCAGCGGCGCCCCGGCCACGTTGACCGTGACCGAAAGCGGCGCGCTGAGCGTGGCGTTGCCCGCGGCGTCGTAGGCGCGCGCGGTGAAGGCGAAGGTGCCGTTGTCGGCGCTCGAGGCGACGGTAAGCGTGCGCTGGAAAGGCGCGGCGGTGAGCGGCTGGCCGATCTGCGCGCCGTCCCGGTAGAACCTGACCTCGGCCACGCCGATGTTGTCGGTCGCGTTGGCCGTGAGCAGGATCGAGCCGGGCTCGGTGACGGAGAGCGCCGACGCGGTGACCGATACCGCCGGCGCTTCCTCGTCGACCGCCACGACCGTGAGCGTGGCCTCGCCGAAGATGCTCGGGGCCTGCACGGACGTGGCCCGGACGGTGGGCGTGCCGGCTCCGGCTGGCGTGTAGAGGCCGGCACCGTTGATCGAGCCCGGCCCGGCGACCACCGACCAGATGACATCCTGGCTCGGCGTGGGCGATCCGGCCACGACCGCGCTGAACTGCTGCGTCTGGTTGCTGGCGATCGAGGCGCCCGCCGGCGTGACCGTGACGCTGGTGACACCGGAGGCGACCTCGAGCACCGAGATCGTGAAGGCTTGCGTCGTGAACAGACCGCCCGCGTCGGTGAACCGCGCCGTGATCGCGTGGCTCTGCGCGGTGCCGTAGTCGAGCAGCGAGCCGTCAGCGACCACCAGGTTGGCCGTCGTGGCGCCGGTGGCGACGATCGCGAAGCGCCCGCCGGCGTCGTCATCGAGCGAGAAGGTGCCCGTGTCGTCGGCGTCGGGGTCGGTTCGGGTGAGCGAGCCCACGATCGTGCCGTTGGCCGCGCCCTCGATGATCGAGCTGGCCGACAGCGCGATGCCGGTGGGCGCCTCGTTCACGTTCGTGACCGTGATCGTGAACGCCTTGTCGAAGGTGAGCCCGTCGGCGTCGGTCGCTCGGACCGTGATCGAATGGCTGCTCGCCGCTTCGCGGTTCAGCAGCGACCCGTTGGCTACCACCAGGTTCGAGCCGCTGATCCCGAAGCGCCCGCCCGCGTCTGCAGTCAGGCTGAACGTGTGGCCGCTGGGCTGGTCCGGATCGACGGCGGCCAGCGCCCCGATGACCGTACCGTTGGCCGAGTTCTCCGCGACGGACGACGCCGAGAGCGTGATGTCGGTGGGCGCCTCGGTTCCGGCGCGCACGGTGATGACCGCGGCGTTGCTCACCACGCCGTCGAAGGTGATCGTGATGTTGGCGGTGCCCGCCGCGCCGCTCGTCGCCCGGACCGTGGCCTGGCCGGAGGCGTCGGTCGGCGCCAGCTGCGCGGCCGTGGCCACGCCGGTGGCGTTGCTGCCGGTCGTTCCGGTCAGGTTCGGGATCGGGTCGCCATTGTTGTCCTCGACCGTGGCGATCATGTCGGTCGTCGCGCCACCAGCCGCGATCTCGGCCGTCGCCGGCACCAGCGTGACTGTCGTGACCACGGGCGCCGTGCCGCCCGAACCCTCGTTCGGCACCAGGATGGAAAGCAGCTGGTCGTCGAAGCCGGCCGCGTTGGTCGCGCGCACCGTGAACTCGTAGAGCCCCGGCGTGGCCAGGGCAGGCCCGGTGATCTGCCGCGTGGTCGAATTCAGCGTCAGCTCGGGCGGCAGCGAGCCGGACTGGATCGTGCAGGTGATCGGGGCCGTGCCGGTGACCTGGATCGTCTGGTTGTAGACCGCGCCGACCGTGCCGGCGGGCAGCGCGGTGGTCGTGATCTCGGGCGCGACCGGCGTCTCGACGCGCGTCGTCACCGCGACGTTGGCGAACCCGTCACGGGTGGTCAGCGCGACGTTCGACATGGCCTCATTCCTCGATGATCGTGCCAGTGGCCACGACGACGCTGCCGGCCTCAGCACCACTGCCCAGGGCCGAGCCGGATGCCGCGAGGCCCTTGAAGATCGCCCGCACGCTGGTCCCGGCCGCCAATGCTGATGCGCCCACGTCGGCCGCGTTCACCTTGATGACCGCCTGCCCGGCCTCGAGCGTGGCCTCGGCTGCGATGCCGGTGGCAAACCCGAGCTTCGCGCCCGTCAGAGCGCCGCCCGTCGGCGCCTCGTTGACCTCGATCGTGATGCCGGTCGCCGAGGCAAAGTCGGGATGCACGAGGAACTTGGCCTTCTTGGTCGTGACCGCCGTAACGGTCAGCGCCACGGTATCCGTCTCGCTCGAGTCGGCCGCGTTCGTGATGGTGATGTTCGCCGTGCCGACGCTCACGCCCGTGGCATCGAAGGTCAGGTCGCTATCGGCCTCGGTGAGCGACTGCGGGGTGGGCACCGTN